GTAGCACTCATCCGAGGCACATCTAGCATTTGGCAAGAGATTTGTATTAACAAATCGTGAGCAGTCGATGTCTTCGGTTGAAGCCTGGGAAATAGTATTTCCCAAGTTCTCACACAAATCGTAACGAATGCATATTTGTGAAAACGCGTCTTGTTTAGCCTCTTGCTTTGATATTCCTCTGCCAGTATAAGTAGATCCTGAATCAGTGGCTGTACAGATCCAGATTCTCGATTCAATTTCTCGACAAAACTCAACAGATATGTCTCCAACATTCTTATCTTTTCCTCTAAATTCATTGTACATTCCGACATAATTGATTCTCACAATATTTGGCATATTCCTGCAATAAGACAAATCTAAAAAATTCGTGTCCTCTCCCGTAACAAGAGGAGAACGGACTAAACCATTGACATATTTAGCATGATGTCTACGTTGTTTAGTCCAGGATGGTATCACAACAGAACTAGATGGTAATCCAATATATTTCATCTGCTTACGCAAATCAGACATGATTTGGTCATAAACTTTCTCTTCATGTAATGATGCCTCCAAAACAACTTGCATATACTGTTCCGGAAGTATAGATAATTTATTTTTCTTCACCCAAAATAGAGGGGAAGTGACAGCTGATAGTTTCAATGGAGAAACATAAATTTTTGTTAAGGGACATTTAACAATATCACGTGAGCAAAAATTTAGGTCCGTTTCATTATCTTTACTTTCCGTTAGAGTAAAACCTACTTCATGATAATAACGCTTATAATCTTCAAAATTGATATCCAAATCAGGGTTGAATCGTCTGGCTGTATCATCACCACAGATAGCTAACAAAATATTAGCATCCATGAAATACTTATCAACATCCTCCAGATCAGTTTCAGGGTATTTTTCTTGGATCATACGCAAGAAGGCATAAGCTTCTGTAATCTCTACTGAAACTGAATCTAAAGGATTTGTTATATAATTTCCTGAAGTATTACAAGTTGCGGGATAAATCATTCCGTCGTAAATATGAATTCCAGTTTTAAAGCTCTCAAAGATTGTTCGTATAGCGACTTTATGCGCTTCGGTTGTAACATTAGCACAAAATACATCGCAACAAGCATCAAACATTTCAGATGTAAAACTCTTATCTTGACCTTTTAAATCCGAACAAAAATTTTTCCATTCATCAGGAACTTGTCTGCGCCACCAATGATTTGAAACATACGGATTAGATCCAAATTTAATAGGTGACGTAGAATGGAAATCTCCGAAACCTAGAAGAATCTCAGCAAAAAAGGTTTTTAAAGCCATGTTAAATACGACGTCACAAGCATTGAACAATCTCACTTTGTCTTTATCCAAAGCTAGAAGTTCCACTTTAGGGCAATCCTGAGAGACATGTAAGATCTTAATCCCAGCTAATAAGTAATCTATAGCTAGATAATAATCTCTTTTTAATTCAACAGCTTTTGGATTATCCAAGTCTATGATGTATTGTGGCATGTTCGTTGTAGTAGGAGCTTTATTGACGAAATAATTCAACTTGTCCATAAGTTTATGCTTATATTTCGAATATGGACCAGCACTTGTATCTAAAACCATCGCGTGCATATTCGTGGAAGGTCTACCATTGATAACTTCATGCAACCTTATAGGGTTGCACTTAGGATATTGTGCTTTATGGCGATTAATAGTTATATCAATGGCTTGTTTCCACAACTTTTGATCAGCATGAAATCCAGGCTTATCAAACATTTTCTTAACTTCATTAAACAGAGGTGACACTTTACCTGCTAAGGTTCTAGGAAACAAATCTCGTTTCTCAGGTGGTATATAGCGTGCATTCATATAGGATGGTTTAGTCAAAACCGGTAATTCGCAATCTGGTGAACGCAGTAAATCTTTCTGAAGAGTTGGTTGTTTGTAGGTTTTCATCTTCTTCAAATATCCCACAAAAGGAACATTATGGGTGGATGGATCAAACAACTCAAATTCAGTGTCAATTTCTTCAAATAGTGAATTATAATCAGGTATATTGACTATTGATTCTTTGAAGATTTGCATGGCCAGCTTATTGGGTTCAACTGGTTCCTTATCACAATGCGACTCATCCATAACAAGCGATTCAAACTTCGATAACGACCAACCCATTAAGTGAGAAAATATATAGGATTGATCACCATGGGCATATCCATTATAAATTCCAATTACTTTATATGAATCACCATTAGCAACAATTAATGGTAAACCACAATCTCCTTTAGCAAAGATTTTATTTGCAAAACCAAAGCTTATGTCATTAAACATAACATAATCTTTTGGTGAATAAAATTTATTTGTGGTATCATGTCTTGCTACCATAGCGACATTAAAGTAAGAGGCATGCCCAGGTACAACCACGCGAGATCCTTGTGTAGGTCTACAAAAGAAAGCAGGCATACTTTTATGATTAAATGGACCAGCAGAATAAAAATCACTAGTTATATCGCGCATCTTTGGAAATGTTTTATCTTTGACAATAACAATCGCTATATCTCTATTCCTACTCAAGAATAACACCTGAGCTGGGTATACTTTTCCATTATGTTCAACAAAACATTGCTGTGAGTTTTTCTCAAAGATGTGTGATACAGTCAAAATTCGGTTATCTTTATAAGCTAAACCATAACACTTTCCAGTTGCATGTATCCGAACTAAACCATTCTCTAACTTATTAAGAACAGAAACCATTTGATCAGGTGTTTTCTCCTTCTCTACTGCAATTAAATGAGAAGTAGATAGAGTTCTTAGTTGTGAACATAATTCAAAAACTCTAGGCGATTTATACAAATCAGGTGTTGCTTCAACTAAACGAATAACACCTGGTATTAATTTATAATTTTCAGGTAAAACACAAGTCAATAGAATCTCGTGAACAACAGTTTCTAGATTCTTCTGTGACTCAGCATCACTCAACTGGAATCTGATCTTATCTATGCCAGCATTAATCATTTCAATGCCTGAAGTGTTGACTCCTCCAGTTTTAAGAAGCTGAGTATATTCCTGTCTGTTTCTAACAGTTCCATCCATGACTTTTGAGACATAATCATTATAATACATATGTGGATCATTATCATCCACATAACTATTTACGGTGGAATGACTAGTTGTAGAAAGCCACTGTATGAATTTATATGCTGAATAAATCGCAAAAATCGAGGAAATGATTCCTGTTAAAATACTAACAACTCTAAGGATGGCACTAGAATTCTTCACAAAGTCAATAAAAGCTGCCCATTTGGAATAACCACTGTTCTTAATCGCTAATTCTTTTCTGGCATTCTGTAGTGCTATACGATAAAGCACTAAATCATCGTTATTAAGAAGAATATCATCAATTGAATTTCGCAATAAATAAACAGTCTTGAAACTAAAGGCAGCTAATTTGGGGTCAGTCATGAACTTATCTCCGAATAACACTAAATCGACAATCATTGATGGGTGGACAAGAGTAAAATCTCCAGCTCTATTTAATAACTTAAGATTGCAGTTATCTACAAGGATTCTACCAAACAGACGGTTTTCTGTCTCTTTGTATATCAAATTTTCATGACATAATAATGTAACATCCTTAGAGACAAATTTCACTGTTGCTGATGGAACAACCGCTTTGAGTTTAGAAGCCAAAACCATAACTACAACATCAAAAGAATCTTCATTTAGATCATTCGGCATTGCCCAGTCTTCAATGGGCACTTTAGCTAATAATTTGTCATATAGTGTGGGATTTGCAGACACAGTACCAGCCGGATGATCTTTACGAAAAAACATATCAGTATATCCAGAAATAGTTTGTGATTCTCTAATAAATGCTTTTAGATCTTTCACTGTTATAACAATATCAGGTATAACTGATGGTGCTATAGCATTAGTGAAATTGAGAGTACCACCTGAACGGAGATAATCTGTGTATTTTTCTAAAGCTAAGTCTGCGGCAGAAGAAATGTTGAATTCTTCACCGAGGATTGTAACCTTAGCACTTTTAGTAGTAGAAATAACAATACCAGAGTTCTTAGGTGGTGTATATAAGCTCGCAATAGTTAGCATATTTGGTTTTATTAGAATTGAGTCATCAAAGCCAAATCTTCGAATTAAACCGGATGTTTGCTGTCCTTCAATTAGGAATTCCTTATAAGGTGTTTTATCAACTCGATAGCAACAAATATCTTTTTTCCTAAACAAATTACATACTAAGGATAAGCAATTTGAAGGAGCAAATGAAAAACCATCATTTGTCTGAAAAGACTGGATAGCACTAGATTTAATAGCCATCACACTATCACGAGGTAACGGTTCATAAGGAATAACAGTATTGGACGTTACAATAATAAGAGTACCAGCCGGTTGTTGGTTGACTAATTCCAAGTATTCAAAAGAATATTTGCATAAGTCAACATCATCAAACAACAAAACTCTAGGCTCAGTTGATATAAAATCGAGCTTACGTTCCAACTTTGTTTCGTTAAACGTAACTAGGTTAAAACCATAAACTGATTTGATTCGCCTTGCTATGTCAAGAGCTGTAGTTGTTTTATAAGTGTTAGTCGGACCTTGTAATCTTATTACGAAGAAATTCGTAGTTCCACTGTTAGCCGAATCTTGCAACATCTCTAATCTTTTGGTTATTGTCTCAATCATTTCCTTATTTTCGGTTTCAAGAGCATGAGTCATCTTCCCTCTTAGGTGAGCTATTTCTTGATCTTTAATGATAGCTACAAGTTCTGTTATCATAGTATCTACAGACATCTCAACTTTATCACAACTAACTGCCTCATGGACGTTGTTAGGACTGGCATTGTTACACACCAATTTAAAAATTTTAAGATGAGAAAAATCTGGATTTCTATGAGTATAAGACTTATAGCGATCATTGTGCTCATATAAAGGGTCCTCAACTTCATACCTCAAGATTCGAGAAACAAGGGCTATATTGGTTTGTTCACGTATCGTTTCCTTGAAATCATAGTTTGGTTGATTGGCCGTCAAGCAGCATACTTTCAATCTACATGGAACGTTTTTTGAATCCAGAGTCGCAGATTCAAACTCCATTGGGTCTGAGGACAATAATGAGTTTAGATCTATAATATTAGGATCTGGTCCTCTAACATTCTGGAATTCATTAAATACTGCCACATCCTCTCCACTATAACAGGAGGTAAATCTCTTTGAGGATGTTAACTTAGGATTGTATATGGCCTTATTGTAATTCAACTTTTTGCTAATCTTTTCAAGGATGTAGGTAGCTAATGTGGATTTACCAATACCAGGTTCCCCTTCTAAGGAGAACCCAACAGTGGTTTGTCTAGGTCCAGTTTTCCGGTAATTGGCGACAGCTTGTTCCATTGCGTCAAGGTGTACAAGTTGTGTACAAAGATATTGACGCAATGGTTGCATTCTAACTTGTTGTTCCTTATCTAGACGTTTAGCGACTTCTTCCATTATGGCTCTACGACATTCTTCAAATTCTTGTCGAAAGTGCGGTTTGTTAATTATATCGCTCATTTGATATTGACGAACTATAGAGCATCTATCAACAAGTTTTTGTAAAGCATCAAGTTGTCCATTCATTCCCCGTAAGTCGGTAAACTTTAGGTCATCTAATAGATCAATAAGTTCTTCTGAAGCGTCACGTCCGGATCTAGCAATTTCCTGTCGAAATTTAATTATTTGGTTAAATTTAGCGACAGGAGTATTTGTAGCTGAAAAACCAATGGCTATCATATAGCTAAGAATACTTAATCCTATAGACATGTACTTACTAAAAGAAGCATGGGATTCAGTGTTACCAAAATTCCGGGTTTCTAGAAGTATCAAGTCAGGAATATCGTCAGTATCGGTCAGTTCAGAAATCCATTGGCTTACAACTAACTTAACCCTATTGAAATCAAACTTATCACACATACGTGTGATAAGATTTGTGAAGTTCATTATACAAGCTGACAAGTTTGTTAGCAAATTAAACCAAATACAGACCTTGTCTCCAGAACTCTTCTTATTTCCAGCACATGCCAGAAATGTAGAAGTTATTATGGAGACAACATTTGTAGATAAATTTGCAATACCAACAATATTGTCAACAGTATTAGTGATCTTCAATTCCTTAATTATTTGTTCAGTAACCATCTCCTGCAATCTAACAAATGCAGAAGGACGATCACTGCTATAACTAGACGATGTAGCATCATCAAGGCTAATAGGCCTTGACAACGACATCTTAAAACTAAGTCTTAATTACTATTATTAAATGTAATATTATAAAACTTAAAACTAAATAAAATAAAATTAAGTATATATATATAAAAATAAAATAAAATAACCACTTTCAAAGAAATAAAATGGTAGAATTGCCAAAATAAATCAAAGAAAATGAAATTGAAATAAAATAAAATATTAATAAAATAAAAGTAATATATTGTATAGAATTGAC